AAGTAGCTATATGTATTACAAAGGCAAGAGAATTAAGTATGACGATAACGACAAAGGGGGAGAACATGAATAGATTTATTATAGAAGATACACCAAGCAAGATTGCAGCATCGTTATGTGACCAACACGTAGTCAAGATGCCACTAGAAGAAGCACAGATGTTGTGTACTGCACTATGGCATCATGTACCTGACTATGCAGAGGAGCATGACCTGTACAAACCTGTACATCAGAAGCACCCATGCACGTTGTGGGCAATGGAAACAAGAGCAAACTATTGGTTCGCTATGGATTTGTATGGACTAATGTTATTAGAGTATACTAAACGATATGGCAAAGTGCATGGTGCTAGTAAACATAAAGAAGCTATCTATAGAGGTACATGGATGATACCTGACCATACAGATGGTAAGATGACTGCACACCCACAATGTTTTAGTGGGCATGATGACTTGAAGACAGATGAGTTCTATCCTATAGAAGCCTATCGTAATTTTTATATTGTTGACAAATCTAGATTTGCTAGATACAACTATAGCCAAAGACCCAAATGGTTTAAGGAGACAGCATGAAATTAAAAAATTTAATTATGGAATACTATGGTTCATACGAGTTTAAGCACATAAAAGAGGAAACAAGAAAGCAGTATGTGTATTTTTCTCGTATAATTATGGACAGTTCACTAGACTCAACTAAACTTGGTAATTATCAGTTGCAAAACATTACTACAAAGATGTGTAAAGTGGTTTACAGAGATTGGTGCGACAGAGGAGTGTCACTTGCAAACCATGTTTTGTCTGTTGCCAAGATAATTTTTAACTATGCTATTGATATGGAGCATATAGAAAGTAATCCATTTCGTAGTGTAAAAAGACAAGTGACAAAGCAAAGAAAAGTAGTTTGGTCTAAGGATGACATAAAAAAGTTCTTAGATTGTGCATATTCTAAGTTTGAAACACGTAATGTTGGTCTGATAGCACAGATGGCATACGAATGGTGTCAAAGATTAGGCGATATGAGGTTACTGAAGTGGGAAAACTTAGATTTAGATAAAAAAACTATGCATATTGAACAATCAAAGAGGAGAGCAGAGGTATTTTTGCCAATATCAGATGATCTGACAGAGATGTTACTGCAGCAGAGAGAGGATTTTGGGTTTCAACAGTATGTAGCACCCCGTACAAAGCCATATAAGGGGGTCTACGAGCCTTATTCACTCTATAAGCTACCTCTACTAGCTAGAAAGGTTATGACCCTCTCAGGACTCTCTAAAGAGCTACGATTGAGTGATCTTAGAAGAACAGGTACAACAGAAATGGTTGATGCAGGAGTATCTATGGCAAATATTATGTCCGTAACAGGTCATGCCAACCCTCAAAGTGTTAAACCATACATGAAGCATACCCTTACGAGTGCTAGTGTTGCACTCAATATGCGTAGAAATTTGACAAGTAAATAAAAGTATGATATAAGGATACTGTCCATGCCCAATGATATATATACATATATAAAACAATTAAACATACCTATTGATGATACATTAAGAATGGATTGTCCTATATGTAATGGATATAATACATTTACTGTTACAAATTCTATGGGTTTATTATTATATAATTGTTATAAAGCATCTTGTAATGTATCTGGTAAAAGTAAAATTAGAATAACTATGGAAGATATACAAAAGAAAATGCACAAAGATCAGGCAGATAAATCCATTCCCAACTTGGGAACAGAATTACCTGAGTATATTGTGGGTCATACAGATAAAACTGAAGTAAAACAGTTTGCAGAAAAGTATGATATTAATTTAGATAAATTAGATTTACAGTATGATGTAAAAGAACATAGAGTAGTTTTCCCCATCCGTGATAATGGAGCAATAGTGGATGGTGTGGGAAGATCACTCGGTAAAAGATTACCTAAATGGAAAAAATATGGTAATACAGGATTGCCCTTTACGTTTGGTTGTGGTAAAGTGGCAGTTGTGGTTGAGGATTGCATAAGTGCTTCTGTTATAGGTGGTGATGTCTACGTAGGGGTAGCAGTGTTGGGTACATCACTATCTGATCTCCATAAAAAATACTTATCGCAATTCTCAACTGCTATAATCGCACTAGACCCTGATGCTATCCCTAAGACAATATCGTTTGCCAAAGAGTTGCGGCAATATGTAAAAGACATAAAGGTATTAAAATTAAAAGATGACTTAAAATATTTAAACACGGAAGATATTATGAATTTATATTCCCTAACCCCTAAGGAGAAATTAGTATGGAAATAGCATTAGTTAGAAGTTTAATGGAGAAAAGTTTCTATGATGAGCATAGAGGTGCTAAGTGTCCTGACAGACTATTTAGCAAAGACGTAGGCAAAGTAAAGACAGCTATAGATTCTGCTATGGATAAGTATAGTAGAAGTGTAACACCTGATGAGATAGAAGCATTGTTCATGGTTAACAATCCTAATCTTACAACTGCACAAAAACAAGCATACTCTTTACTGTTTGCAGATATTAAGAAAGAAAAACCTTTGGGTAAAGACATAGCACAAGAGGTTCTGTCAAAGTTATTCCAAAGAGTTGTAGGAGAAGATGTAGCTAATCTAGGATTTGATTATGTCAATGGTACACAGTCTAGCTTAGAACCACTACGTATTTTACTAGAGCAACACAATGATGATTTTACACCTGACTTAAATGTGGAGTGGGATGATATGGACATAGAGACTTTATTACAGAAGAATGACCTTGAAGCCAGATGGCATTTTAATTTACCATCTCTTACTAGACATATTAGTGGTATTAATGCAGGACACTTGATAGAGGTGGGTGCTAGACCTAATACAGGTAAGACTTCTTTCCATGCTAGTATTATTGCATCTCCTGATGGTTTTGCAAGACAAGGTGCTAGTTGTATTGTTTTATGTAATGAAGAGGGTAGTCACAGAGTCGGTGCAAGGTATCTTACTGCATCCACAGGCATGACTATGCAAGAGATTAAGAGAGAACCAACTAAAGCTCGTGATTTATATAGACCTATCAAAGAGAAGATTAAGATTAAAGATGCCACAGGTAGAGATATGTCTTGGGTAGAGAGTGTGTGTAAGTCCTACAGTCCTGACATAGTTGTGTTAGATATGGGAGATAAGTTTGCTCGTACACAGGGTTTTGCTAGACAAGATGAAGCACTCAAAGCAAATGCCATTCATGCACGTATGATTGCCAAGCAATACAACTGTGCTATCTTTTATATGTCACAGCTATCTGCAGATGCAGAGGGTAAAGTATTACTCAATCAATCTATGATGGAAGGTAGTCGTACAGGTAAAGCAGCAGAAGCTGATCTGATGATATTGATAGCTAAGAATCCACCAAAGCAGGATGATGATCCTGATAAAGAAGATTTACAAAGACACTTAAATGTTGTAAAGAATAAACTTACAGGATGGCATGGTACAAGACATTGTACACTTAACTATAAAATAGGGAGATACGAAGTATGAGTGTTAAAGGAGACATTAGAGAAGATGGTAAAAGATTTGATGGTTTTACTTGGAGAGAAGTAGGATTAAATCATCATATGAATGAAAAGGGTTTAATTTTCTATAAAAGAAAATACAGAACTTTAAGAGGATATTTAAAAACGGGTGGTAACATTAGTAAAATTAAAGGTAACATACCTGATGTATCATCTATTGGTAAAGTAGTGACATTGCTGTATGATCAACAACCTAACGGGCATATATATGCTATTACAAATCCTGCTTGGGAAGGTTGGGTGAAAATAGGCATGGCAGTGGATTCAAAAGACAGGTGTAACTCATACCAAACTTCTAGTCCTTTTCGTGATTACAAGATAGAAATATCTGTTCCTGTTAAGGATAGGAGAAAAGCAGAAATATTTGCACATAAAAAAGCTAAAAAAATAGCTAGACAAAGTTCAGGAGAATGGTTTAATATGCCTATAGAAGAAGTAAAAAATATAATACAGGAGTTAAAATGAAACTAACATTAGATGTAGAAAATACAGTAACTAAAAGAGATGGTAAGATGCATCTTGATCCATTTGAGCCTACCAACAAATTAGTTATGGTGGGGTGTAGGACAGATAAAGGTGTAGAGTATTTATATGATATGGAGAATGATGGTCAGGCTTCTGTAGGCATACAAGAGTTACTAGATGCCACTACTATCCTAATTGGACATAACATTGCTTATGATCTTATGTGGCTTTGGGAGTCAGGCTTTAGATATGATGGTCCTGTCTTTGATACTATGTTAGCAGAATACATATTGCAACGTGGTATAAAGCAACCACTATCTTTGGAAGCCTGTGCTGAGAGACATGATCTAGCCACTAAAAAGCAAGACACACTCAAACAATACTTTGCAAAAGATATGGGAGTTGATGAGATACCTAGAGCAGAGTTATCACAATATCTATCTGCAGACTTACGTGCTACACAGCAGTTATGTGATATGCAATACAAAAGACTTAACTCTACAGATGATGCGAGATTGATGGATACTGTTATATTTACAAACAAGGTTTGTCTAGCACTCGCTAAGATATATCGTAGAGGTTTTAAAGTAGATGTTGATGTACTCAATGATGTTAAGGATGAGTTTGAGAAAGAAAAGCAAGAGATAGAGGATAGACTAAATAAACAAGTAAAAGAGATTATGGGAGATACACCTATTAATTTAAATAGTCCAGAACAGTTATCTTGGATCATATACAGTAGAAAACCTAAAGATAAGACTACATGGATGAATAACTTTACACCTTACATGAGCAAGGAAGAGCTATTAAGAAATGTAAAAGCTAACTCTAATATTATGTATAAGACTGTAGCTGAGAGATGTCCTGTATGTCATGGCACAGGGAGAATAAAGAAGCTGAAGAAAGATGGTACTCCATATGCTAACTTGCCTAAGTGTGTAAACTGTCATTCTTTGGGTTATGTATTTACTCCCACCACCAAGATTGCAGGATTTAGATTTAATCCACCAAATGTAAAGTGGGTTAGTGCTAATGGTTTTAGTGTCAATAAAAAGATGTTAGATGTATTACAGCACATGACAAAGAGAACAAACTCTATGAAAGCATACAACTTCTTATCAGATATACAACGACTATCTGCACTAGATACATATCTCTCATCTTTTGTTGAGGGTATACGAGCATATACTAAGTCTGATGGTATGCTACACGTTAGATTATTACAGCACAGGACAGCTACGGGTAGATTTAGTGGAGCAGATCCAAATATGCAGAATATGCCTAGAGGTGGTACATTTCCTGTTAAGAAAGTATTTGTTTCTCGTTGGGAAGGTGGACAGATATTAGAAGCAGACTTTGCTCAGTTAGAGTTTAGAACTGCAGCATTCTTGTCACAAGACAAAATAGCAATGAAGGAGATAGAAGATGGATTTGATGTGCATAGTTATACTGCTAGTGTTATTAGTGATGCTGGGGAAAAGACTTCTAGGCAAGAAGCGAAAGCTCACACGTTTGCTCCCTTGTACGGAGCAACAGGATTTGGGAGATCGGCTGCTCAAGCTACATATTACAAACACTTCACAGACAAGTACAAAGAGATCAACCTATGGCACTCCCGATTGGCTAAAGAAGCTATAGGTAGTAAAAAGATTACTATACCTTCAGGAAGAGAGTTTAGCTTTCCTGATGTAGTAAGACGAGGTAATGGTTCAGTAACTAGCTTTACACAGATAAAGAATTATCCTGTGCAGAGTTTTGCTACTGCAGACATTGTTCCTCTTATAATGCTAGAGATTGATGCAAGACTAGATAATATGCAATCCTGTATAGTGAATACTGTACATGATTCTATTGTCATAGATGTGCATCCAAACGAGAGTAGTCAAGTACATGAAGTCATTGAATCTGTAAACAGAGAAATGAAACATATTATAGACAGACAGTATCAGATTGACTTTAATGTACCATTATTATTAGAATCAAAAATAGGTAATAATTGGCTTGACACTAAATAGTATACATGATATAACTTATTAACTTAAAAAAAGGAGAACTATATTGACTGAATTAGTTACTATATCTACGGATAATTATGCTAGTATGGCAAAAGCAATGGGTCTCTCTACTATGAAGAGTGGAGAGTCTAAGAAAGCAAACCTTCTGAATAGACTTAGAATATGGCATTCGCCTATTATGGGTCAAAAGGATGTTGATGGTAAATCTATGAACGTAGAAGTCGTTCCTAGTGGCACTTACAGACTTGAAATAGTAAATGGAGATACATCTACTTACTACTATTCAGAGAGTGCTATTGTAAGACCTTTTATGCAAAGATATATGTATAGAAGATACATAGCATTTCCAAATGCTAAAGACAATGAACCTAAAGGAGAGTTTCATAGGACTATTATGTCAGATAGTCTGAGCATTGATCTCAAAGATAATACAGGCAAGTTTAACTGTGGAAAGCCTACAGGATTCGTTGAAGATTTTAAGTCTTTACCTACAGAGACACAAGACTTAATAAGACAAATAAAAAGAGTGCGTGTTATATTTGGAACAGTGACTTTAAAAAATCCTGTTACACAGACAGGAGAGTCTGCTGATCTAGATGTTAATATTCCTTTTATTTGGGAGATTGACAATAAGACTGCATACAAAACTCTAGGAGATGCTTTTAATCTTTTTGTAAAGAAAGAAAGACTACCTCTTCAGCATAATATACAGCTTACTAAGTTGACTAAGAACCCATTACCAAATGGATCAAGTTTTTATACACCTGAAGTATCTGTTGACTTCTCAAAGTCTGTAGAGATACGTTCAAAAGACAATGAGACATTTACAAACTTTTTAGATTGGATTAAAAACTATAATGATTACATCTACAAAGAGTGGGATGAGAAAGCAAATGCTAGACATAAGTCTGTGTCTGAAGAAGATATGGATGTAGTGGAAGAGTTTATTGATGTAGATACAGATGAATCATAGAGTAGAACTCTTACTGCATCAATATATGGAAGATGCTTCAAATGGTAAATCATCTATGTCTGATGAAAATATAGGCAAAATATGTGATGATATCAAAGAAGCATTACAAAGACAATTTGGGAGCAAAACTAAAAATGATAAGTTTGCTCTCAGAATGTCTAATTTAGGTAGACCCACCTGCCAACTGTGGTTCGCTAAAAATAAACCAAAAACTGCCATAGCAAAACCTTCTAATTTTATTATGAACATGATGATTGGAGATATAGTTGAAGCTATATTTAAAGGTTTATTAAGAGAAGCAAATGTAAAGTTTATTGACTCTGATAAAGTGCATTTAGATGTAAGTAAAACAAAAGTGAGTGGCACTTATGATCTAGTTCTTGATGATGCTGTAGATGATATTAAATCAGCTTCAGATTGGTCATACAGAAATAAGTTTGAGTCTTATGAAACTTTGAGTGGTGGCGATTCTTTTGGCTATGTAGGACAACTTGCAGGTTATGCTAAAGCATTAGATAAGAAAGCAGGTGGCTGGTGGGTTGTTAATAAAGCCAATGGTAAATTTAAATATGTTTCTGCTTCAGGACTTGACATTGAAAAAGAAGTAACTAAATTAGAAGAGAATGTCAAAAGACATGAGTCTAATGAGTTTCAAAGATGTTTTGAACCTGAAGATGAAATGTTTAGAGGTAAACCTACAGGGAATAAAGTTTTAGGAGTGACTTGTTCTTTTTGTGACTTTAGGTATGAGTGTTGGAAAGGTCTACAAGAAAAACCCTCTATACCATCTAAAGCACAATTCCCAAAGATGGTTTCATATGTGTCTATTAGTGAGGAGTATGATGATGGACAAAAAAATTGAAGACTTGCAAAAAGATATTGCAACTATGGAAAAAGAGTTAGCAGAAGCTAAGAAAACTCTACGTGATATGAGAACTAAAGGTTTAAGAGAAGCTATGGAAGCTAAGAAGTTAGCAGATGAAGCTGTAAAAGAAGAGATGAAAGCTCTTGGTGTTAGCTATGCACACGACTCTTACGAGTTTAATCCATTTACAGGTTGGAGAAGACTTCTGTAATGTCTCCACATAAAGCATATCGTGATGCTTTGAAGCACGGGTATAAGAGTGGCATTGAACATAAAGTATCTATCTTTCTAGATGAAAAGAAATATAAATACGATTATGAGTCTATAAAAATAGAATGGGAAGACTTAACTTATCGCACTTATACCCCTGACTTTATACTAGGTAATGGAGTTATAATAGAAACAAAAGGAAGGTTTATAACTTCGGACAGAAAGAAACATCTAGCTATAAAGCAACAACATCCTAAGTTAGATATAAGATTTGTATTTACAAATAGTAATGTAAAGATATACAAGGGGTCAAAAACAAGTTATGCTATGTGGTGCATAAGACACGGGTTTAGATATTATGACAGAATAATACCTGAAGATTGGTTAAAAGAAAAAGGTAAAAACAAACATCCTAAGTTTATAAAGTACTCAGGAAAAAAAGTAACAAGGAGAAAATAACATGAGTGAAGCAATGAAACTTAAACCCGATGCAGTATATATAGAGTTGACTCCCAAAGTTTTTGATGATGAAAATGTTTGGACAGGTGAAATTACAGTTAATATTATAATGGATAAAAATAGTAGCTTAGATAAAAGATCACAACTAGATTTAATGCATCTAGGACAGATGGTTGCAGGTACATTAGGTTTGATGGAGCAAGATAAAGATTTAGTACACAAGTTAGAAAAATTTGTAGACAAACAAATGCAGCAGGAAAAAGAAAAAATTATTAGCAATACAAAAGATAATGTGGTATACATAGATTTCAAGGAAAAGAAATGAGGCATTTAGAATATATGAAAAAGAAATTTAAAGAACTAGAAGAAAAATCAAAGGAGCAAAAAGTGAAATATTTGGCAGGTGTAAAAAAACAAGCACAAGAACAATCAGACCATAAACAAACTATGGACATGGTTAATCATCCACCACATTATAATAAAGCAGGTATAGAAACCATTAATGCTATTAAAGCTATGACTGATACAGGATTTGAGTATTATCTACAAGGTAATATTATGAAATACCTTTGGAGATACAGATACAAAAATGGTGCAGAAGATTTAAAGAAAGCACAATGGTATCTGAGTGAATTGATTAGTGTTGTTGAAGATGAAGATAAAAGTTAAAATAACAGCAACATTAGAAATAGACGATGAAGAATATCACATACCTGCAGATGAAAATGTAGGAGAAGAGATAGAAAATAGTTTTGAAGAATTTATATATGACATTGAAGGTGTTGAAATAAAAAGTATAAAAACAATACAGGAGAACAGATATGATAAATAATTACTTGCCCACAGATTATCAAAATTTTATAGCATTATCTCGTTATGCTCGTTGGAAAGATGATGAGCAAAGAAGAGAGACTTGGTTAGAAACAGTTGATAGATATTTTGATTATATGCAAAAGCATTTACACGTTAAGCATAAATATAATATAACAAAAGCTCTAAGAGAAAAATTAAATAATTATATAGTATCTTTAGGTATAATGCCTAGTATGAGAGCACTTATGACTGCAGGAGATGCCTTAGATAGATGTCATGTAGCAGGATATAATTGTAGTTACATACCTGTTGATAGTCCTCGTAGTTTTGATGAATGTATGTATATACTTATGTGTGGTACGGGTGTAGGGTTTTCTGTAGAAAGAGAAAATGTAGATAAGTTGCCTATTGTTAATGAACACTTTGAAGAAAGCACTACAGTTATATCTGTTGCAGATAGCAGACCCGGATGGGCAAAAGCATTTAGAGAAATGATTGCTATGTTATATGTAGGTCAAATACCTAAATGGGATGTATCGCAAGTTAGACCTGCAGGTGCTAGATTAAAAACATTTGGTGGTAGAGCATCAGGTCCTGCTCCATTAGAAGACTTATTTAAGTTTTGTATAGAAATATTTACAAATGCAAAAGGTAGAAGATTATATCCTATTGAGTGTCACGATATTATGTGTAAAGTAGGAGAAGTTGTAGTTGTTGGTGGAGTCAGACGTTCTGCTCTTATATCTTTATCTAATTTAGGTGATGATCAAATGCGTCATGCTAAGTCGGGTCAATGGTGGGAGAATGAAGGACAAAGAGCATTAGCTAATAACTCCGTTGCATTCAAAGGTAAACCTGAGATGGGAACATTCATGCGAGAGTGGACAGCATTGTACGAGTCTAAGTCAGGAGAACGTGGTATATTTAATCGTCAATCTGCTAAAGCTAAAGCACTAGAAAACGGAAGACGAAATGCTGATCACGAGTTTGGTTGTAATCCTTGTTCAGAAATTATACTTAGACCATATCAGTTTTGTAATCTTACTGAAGTTGTTGCACGTGAAACAGATGATTTAGATTCTTTAAAAGATAAAGTTCGTATGGCTACAATCTTGGGCACATTCCAATCTACATTGACTGATTTTAAATATTTACGTAAAGTATGGAAAGATAATACAGAAGAGGAAAGATTATTAGGTGTATCTTTAACAGGCATACTTGACTGCCCTGTTTTATCACCTGATAATAGTAATCTAGAATCTAATTTAGAAATATTAAGAACAGTTGCAGTAGAGACTAATAAAAAAATTGCTAAAGATTTAGGCATTCCACAATCAACTGCTATAACTTGTGTAAAACCTAGTGGCACAGTTAGTCAGTTAGTTGATAGTGCTTCAGGTATTCATGCTAGGCACAATCCTTTCTATATTAGAACTGTACGTGGTGATAATAAAGACCCACTAACACAGTTTATGAAAGAAGCAGGTATTCCTGCAGAGCCTGATGTTATGAAACCTGACAGTGTTTCTGTATTTAGTTTTCCTATGAAGTCACCTACAGGTGCTATTACTAGAACAGAAATGACTGCAATAGAGCAACTAGACTATTGGTTGATCTTTCAAAGACATTGGTGTGAGCACAAACCATCTGTGACAATATCCGTCAAAGAGCACGAGTGGATGGATGTAGGTGCTTGGGTGTATAAAAATTTTGATGAAGTATCAGGTATTTCCTTCTTGCCTTTTAGTGATCATACATATGCTCAAGCACCTTATCAAGATATAACTGAAGACAAATATACAGAGTTACATAGTAAAATGCCTGTATCTATAGATTGGTCTAAGTTAGCAAACTTTGAGAAAGAAGATACTACGAGTGGCAGTAAAGAGTTAGCCTGTACTGCAGGTGTATGTGAAATCGTAGACATTGAAGCAACATAATATAAGGAGAGTGTAATGAGAGAAATGTTATTATCAGCTTTAAAATCCTACTATGTAGGTCATATAAATAAACATATAGCTAATGTAGAAATATATTTAAGTAGGTCTACAGGTATTGGAGAACACTCTGATATCATAGAAGCTATGGACAAAGAGATAGGAGAGATCGGCAAGTATGACGATAGACTATCAATGATAATGAAATATCTAGAGAGGAGACAAGAGAGTGTCAAAGAAGAGACAAAAGAAAAATCTAAGTAGAGCAGACAAAGGTTTAACTAAATATGATGCACCTTTGATTATACAATACAAAAAAGGATTCAATGCTTTCTACTCTAACTATGAAAGTCCGTATCATTCTAACTCTATGCAATATAGAGAGTGGCAACGAGGATGGAACGATGCATATGTACAAAAATTAAAGAAGGTTGTTAATGCAGAAGCTAGAGCAAGAAGCTAAGAAGTGGATAGAGAAATCAAGAGAGAATAATAACTCTAAATTAGAAGAGGTGTTAGAGAATATTAAGTTAATACGAAATGTTTCTGAAGCTACTTTAAAAAAGATGAAAGATATAAATGCAAAAAATAACACCGACACATGACCTGTCTTGGTATCTTAAATGGACAGGTTCAGTATTAATTATGTCAGGTATTATTTGCAGAGCAGCAGGTGTGTTTCCATTCTATGATCTTATAGCATCGTGTATGGGAACTGCCTGTCTTGCAGTTATGAGTTATCTGTGGCACGATAGAGCTTTGTTAACAGTGAACGCAGTTGCCTCTGCCGCATTAATGATGGGTATATTAAGATATTTATCTCTTGGGAGTTAAGAATGGATTCTTTTTATTTCCTCTTGGATCAGCCATTACGTGTCTTCCCAATTCAAATAAATTTTTAAGATCATTAGGATTTTGAAAGTCTACTTCTCTGTCAGGAAATTGTTGTTCAAAGTAATATTTTGCAGTAATTCTAGCTCTCGGACTTAATCTTTGATACTTCAACAACGCATCTAATAATTCCTCATTGTTTGTTCTAACAGCTTTTGCTTCTGCCATAGATTGGTTTTTTATAGATTTAACGTATGTGTCTAGATAACCAATAATTTGTTTATCACCCATACCTTGATTATTTCTTAAATCAGATATAAATGTCGGAAGTTCTTCTTGCATCAACTCTGCAGTTCTTTTATTTGCAGGTCTATTAGTTTCAGGAAAAGCTGATTTTGCCATAAAATCTTTGTAACTAAAACCCAATCTTCCTAGTTCTAAAATATATTCAGGTGGAGTTCTGTTTAAAGTTGCACCCATTAATATTTTCATAAAAGGTAGAACTCTTTCAGGCACGTTAGGATCTTGTGGACTTCTTTGGAAAGGTACATCAGGATCGTCAACAAATGTATCTATTCTTCTTTTAAATGGTAAACTAAATTCTTGAAAGAATGCATCCATAGCACCTTCATATATTGGGTCTTCTTTATAATCTCTTCTTCTTTCAGAATCAAACTTTATATCTCCAAACTGAAATATAGGTTGCCCATACCCACTAGATGCCTCTCCTAATATTCTACCAGCAAAACCTAATGATTTTTCAAAGTCTTGGTAGTTTCCTTCTGTGGCAAATTGAAAGAACTCTTGTACTGTTTTTTCTACACTGTAAAAACTTCTAAAGTTAGTTCCTGTTATGCCTTCAAGAACTTCTCTACCCTTAATCATAGGAACACCTCTCTGTGCTCTATGCATCATTTCACCTAGTAATAGATAAGGAACTAGTATAGGACCATAAACTCTCGCATCAAATTCTCCAATTAAATTATCTTTTAGTTTATACCATTCTGAACCTGCTACATCATTATCAGGATCACGTAATATGTATCCTAAAGGAACTAAAAAAGCCGAACCTGCAAGACCTTCTGCAAGTTGTCTATAAGCACCTTTTCCTAAAAAATCACCCTCTGTGCTAAGAGCTTTCATTCTATCTTTAAAAGTTCTACCACTAGCCACATCTGCCATTCTGCCCATTATTCTAAAAACGCCTGTGGCAGCACCAAATGCGTTATAGTTGTAAGCCATTTCCATAGCTTTAAACATAAATCTAGGGAAAGGTATTCCTAAAGTTAATCCTGACTTTACAATAAAATTATTTGCTATTTTAAAAGGTAAAAATTTAGGTTGTGCTGCAAAGGTAAATTCAAGAGCATCATCTACTGCTTTTGCCATCATATCATCTGTTATATCATCCAAGAAAGTACCTTTTTCAAGAACATCATCTATAGTTTTATTTTTAACAGCTAACTGTCTTTCTAAAGAACCCATCAAAGCTCCTCGTCTAAACATAGATTCTTGAAATCTATTGAAAACATTAAAGTGATGTATAGCACCCTCATACTTTTCTAAAACAGAATCAACCCCACGATACAAAAATCCGGGTTTTCCTATGTTGTCTGTTCTTGTATTAGCTAGTGCTTCTTGACTAGGCTTGGCTTTTTCCAATCTAGATTTTACTTCGCTAAATTGATTCCACATTCTACGTTTAGCTTCAGCAAAATTATCTAATAGAAAGTCAGATATTATCGCTGCTTCTGAGTTATCTCTCATGGTATATTTCATTTGTGCCATAGTACCTCTGATACTAAACTTTTTAGTAGGATCTAGTGCATCTTCAAATCCACCTATTATGGTGTCTATTGCTAATCTAGGAAATTGTGCGTATCCATTTCTCATAGCAGTTGCCACACCCGATACAAGAGCCGCTCTACGTGCATTTTCTAATCTTACAAAAACTTCACCAAAACGACTTTGTACACCTATGGCTGCTTTTTCTTCTGCTAACTCCTCTGCAGTTACTTTTCTATTTGCTCTACTTAATTTCTGTGGTAATTTAGATATTAAACTTAATGTACCACCTGCTCTACTTGTGTGAGATAACATCATCGCTGCAAAATCTTTACTTGATACTCCATATTCTCCTAGTATTTGTAAAGGAATGTCTTTATTAATATGATCACTTAGTAATATTTTAAATATTCTATCAGAAATCATTTCATTTTTTCTTAAAGGTCTTAGTAAATCCTTAACAACATTTATATCTCCACCCTCTGCTACTAAAGATTCTATTGTTAAGTTACCCTTTGTTTTATTTGCAATATCAAATATATCTGTTATACCACCAACAACTCTAGAGTAAACATCAAAATCTAGAGCAGGTTCTACTAATTCATTTTCTGCACCAACTCTTCTTATCTCTAATCTACCTGCATTTTTAACTACTTCTTTATCAATGCCTGTAACTCTACCATTTTTATTTCTTATTACAGCACCCGTTCCAAAAGTATTTTCAATGTCATCTACAAAACTATCTTCTATTCCTGTACTTATTTGCTTTTTTTGTTCAATAGTTTTTTGTGCTTTCTTTGTTTGAGCATCTCTAACTTTTTTTACTGCACCATCTATTCTTTCTTTTAGTGTTCCTACGTCTGATTTTAGAGCATTCCTAGTCGCATAACCACTTAATGCACCTGATATAACAGCAGATGTACCCATAACTGTTGCAGTTCTCGCAGGATCGTAGTTTTCTCTTATACCCATTTCTTTTTCTGCACCTTGCACAATTACATCGGTTATACCTGCTTGTGCGGCATCTATAACTCCTGTCGTAGCAGCACTCAATAATATTTGAGTTATAGTTTTACCTGTAAGTTTTTTACCTGCATACTTTAATACTTCCTTACCTGCACCTAGAGACAATGCAGAGAGGGGAGATGATATGTTAGCCGCTATATGACCACCCACAGTATCAACAACATCAAATATATTGTCAGCTATTGTTGAACCTTCATATCTTTTAGATTCAAATATTGTGGCTAAATTATTTGTTTTTTGATATACCCTTGCAGCTCTTGCTTTCATTTCACCAAACTTTTTAGCTTGATTTTGAAATTTTATCCTATCACCATCACTTCTTGCATTGTTGGCATTAGTTACAGCTTCTTGTTCTTTTCTAGAGATGTCACTTAACCAATCTAATTCAGCCGCGGCATTCATTTCGTTTGATGTTATAAACCTGTAGTTATCAATAGCATCGTCAACTAAATTTTCTCTTGTTAAATCTTGTTTTAAAAAAGGCAACATGACATATGATGTGCCTACATCTTTTTTAGTGTTAAATCTGTCTTCTCTATATTGAAGAACATCGTTAACATAATTATCGTCATCTACTAATTGTTTTCTTGAAAATGTTTGTGGAGATTGGTCGATGGGGGTCACATCAACCTTTTCTACAGGAGTTGTAGTTATTTGTGGGGAAACAGGAGATGGTAAATTAAAGCCTAATTCATCGTCTGATCTTAATTCTTTAGACATGATATTATCCTACTTTGGTATTGGTATATTTGTTATATCTTCTTGATCGGCATTCTTTAATACACCCGGTCCTAGATAAATAAATTTTTCACCATCTCTACCTATGTAGACTTTTCCAAATTCTCTTTCTACACCCATGCCCACTGTCATGGCAGGTATATTGTTTCCTAGAGCCATGAAATTAGAAACAATATCTGAGTTTAATAAGCCATTAACATTTTCTCTTTTGATATTTTGCATCAAACTTTGAAAAGCATTTTGTTGAACATCAATTAATAGTTGTGGCTTGTTTTGTGGTAGTATGAAAGAGCCTGTGCTCTGATTAAAGCCTGTTGCTACCATAGCATAGCCATCGTCACGTAGAATCTTATACTGTTTAAGTAAATCATCCATAGTAAAATCACCAATGGCTATTTTCTTTTTTGTCTCTTTAAATTCTGTTGTACCTTTGTCTAGAGCAAGTTCACTCTTTTTCACTTGTAAATCTTTTAACTTTTTATTTTTATCAATTAAATCTACATCAGCTTTTACTAGTTCTACTTTGTTTTCTAACATCTGTTGATTTAAATCTATATTATCTACTTTGGCTTTTAATAATTTTTCTTGCATTGGAAAAGTTTTTATATCTTGTTCTATTTGTTTCTTTCGTAAACCTGCAGTCTCAAACGCTTGTATTTTAGATAAATCTATAGGTGCTGCTTTTATACCAATAGCAGGTCCTGAAGGCACAGGTTTCTGTTCCATATAACCTGTAGATGCCACCAAGTTTTGATATATTTTATCTGTATCAGGTGTCGTAAATGCAGTCTCTTTGTATGCACCTAATGCTTTTGCTTTAGCTTTTAAATCTAATGTTGGCATAGGTGCAATCTCTTGTGCAAAACTTTGTGCTATCTGATCTAAACTTCTATCAGAAGTTACATCTTTTAATGATCCTTCTTCTATGTAAGAATTTAGATAATTAAAACCTTCTGTTTTACCATTATTAGCATACGCAAATTGTAGTTTTCTAGAATTAGCATCTGTTAATACGTTTGATAATTTATTACCATTTGTTGAATATATAGTAGATGCTAACTCGTATTTTACATTATCATCTAAATCACTATCTTTAAAAAAACTATTTACTATTATAGATAAATCTTTTTTGACTCTGTTAGATACTAGCTTTTGTTTAGCTGAAGCAGTTTTTAATTGTGGAGCAGTATTGTCAACAAATTTATTGAATGCATCAGTCATGTCTTTTTGTTTCTTTTCTTCGGATACACGAATAATATCTGCAGCTCTACCACCTGCGATAGCTAATCCTCGACCTAATCCTAATCTACCAAATAATCCCATTACTCTGCTTCCTCAGTTTTTCTTGCCATTAAACCTTTTCGCTCTTGTTGTACAGTTTCTTCTGCTAGTTCAGTTATCTCTTCTTGTTGTTCAGGTGTAATCTTTTGTTCGCCTTGCAGTTCTAATACTGCGTCTTCAACCATTTTATCGGATACCTCTAAATCAACAGATGTTTCAGTATTATCTATGTTATAATTAACACCTGCAACATCTCCCATGCCTTTTAGATATTCTACAATTATAGGATTAACTAAAACTGCCACATCTATGTTATGTTTGCCTTCCATAGTTCCTACCAAAGTCATAGTTTCTGCTATAGTAGTTAGTGATGTACCACTTTCTAATAAACCTAATACTTGATTTGTATATTTTGGATCACCTATTCTTGGTATATAGAAGTTTATTGCATCTTCAACAGATGTCATTTGTGGTGGAGTTTGCCAAGGTCTAGCACCTAACTCATGTGTTAGAGCCATTCCCGGAATAGGAGCATCTAATTCAGGTTCTAATGATCTTGCCATTTACTGTTCCTTTACATCCATGTTTCTTTTAAAAGCATCTCTAATAACTTTTACATAGTATTCTGTTTCACTCATATCTCCTGCCATATTAGATTCAGGTCTTTTTAGTAGACTTGTTTTCTTATTTTCTACAGGAGCGTTACCATTTCTTTTTAGAGATTCATTAATGTTAAACCATGATCTACGATTTGATCGGATATAAGTTGTCATTTTTTAGTCCTATTTTCTTTTCTTTCTCAGTTACCATGTCCATGAAGTAACGAATAACTTTCTTTAAATTAGGTTTGTCTTTTATATACAGAGCGAATCTTTCTCCATATCTTTTGTATAACCAAACAAACCACTTTGGAGCATCTAAATCTAACCAATTTTTAAACTTAACCCATTTAATATTATCAGCACCATATACTTCTCTAGCTACCCAACATAACCAACCACCTATAAGTGAATCTTTTCCTGCAGTTAATATAGTACCTACCATGCCACCAAGTCCTGATGCTGCTTTTGCATCTGCTTCCATCTCTCTTGATTTCATCATTGCATCTGCTTGTACATTTGTAGTAGCTAACTTATTGATTCTATCTAATTCACTTTCAGCACTTGTCCATGCCCACTCCATAGTGTCTGCATAGTATTGCCATAAGTTATCATATGCTTCTTTTGATATGTCTAGTAAATTGTTTGCATTTATTTCATTAGCTCTATTTACAGCAACAGTATCTGCAGTGGCTATCTCTCTTCTCCATACTGCATTGTTCTGTGCTATAGCTAATTGATTCTGTGCATTAAACTGATCACGTTGATTGTTTAGTTCTGCGTTAAATCTTTCTACAGTATTGGCTTGACCTGCATTAAACTGTGCCTGTGCATTAGATTGTGTTGCGTTAAACTGCCCTATTTGTGTAGCTAGATTAGCAAAAAACTGATCAACTTGATTCTGTGATGTAGCATTAAACTGTCTAGAAGCATTAGTAGCTGCTTGGTCAGTCAATAAAGATTGTATTCTTTGCTGTGATTTAAATAAGTTAGTTTGTTGTGTATTAGATAAATTAGCCATGTCTCTTTGTAAAAAAGACTGTGCATTTTGCACTGCAGATTGCTGTCTATTATTAAGATTAGATAAATCTAGATTTGCTAATGCTGATGCTTCTGCTATAACTAATGCTTGTCTATTAGACAAGTTGTTTAAATTCATTGTGTTTGCTAATTTACTGTTCTCTAGTGCTATCTGCTGTTCTGCAGTAAAATTAACATTTGCTACGTCAGCTATTCTTGATGCATTCTGAACTCTAGCTTGGAACTCTTGATCAAACTCTTGACCTATAAAAGCCGCTCTTTGTTGAGCCGCCAACATTGCACGTTGTTGTCTATTTGATAAATTCTGTGTCTCAAATTGTGCTTGTATCTGTGCATCTGCTTGTGCGATAGGTAATGCAGATTCCATAGCAGCCTGTACAAGTGCTTGTCCTGCAATACTAGATGCACCCAAACCTCTCTGTTGCATAACAGATTGTACACCTCTAATTGCTCCTGCCGCCCATGCAGGTGGATTTGTGGCATCAAAGTTCGCAGTCAATAATCCTAGCTGACCTGCTACAGAGGCTTTGTCTGTAGGGGTAGCAGTGGCAGCTTCTATCTGCTCTGTAAATGTTTTTGCTCGTTCTGCATTTGCAGTTGAAGTTACAAGCTCTCCTGATTGTATTTCTCTTTGTGTGGGATTATTTATTAATGTAGCATTACCTTGAGCTGCATTTAAATCTCCAACACTAGATGCTATTTGCTGAGCCGCTGTAACTTGTGCTCTAGGATCAGCAGGGTTTGTCTGAGCTGCCTGTGTAGCAGTAAGTGCTGTCTCAACTGAATCAGTGACTTGATCAGGAGTCATTAGGTTTGCAGGAGTTTCTGCTCTAGCATCTACACCCGTTGTTGTAGCCATAGTTGTTGGAACAGACACAGTTCCTACGACTAATCCTGTGCTAGGATCAATAAACTGCTCTTGTTCTTGTTGTGTTCCTACAGGCACAACTGTAGAGCCATAGGGTAATGCAGGAGACTGCATCTGTTGTGCAGTTATGTCACCAACCTTTTGTCCACCTGCAGGGTCGTATTGAGGTATATCTTGTATTGGTAAAGTTCTTGGTGTAGCTTGTCCTGCAGGTGTAAAAGAGGGGGTAGACTGTGTGGGTGGACTTGCAGGATTACTTGGAAGATAAGGGTCATCAATTTTAAAGTCAGGCAGTCCACCAGTCTGCATCTTAACAACACCACCACGAGCCATTTGCTTTGCAGCTTCTTCGTAGACAATCATCTGTCTTTTCTTTTCAGGGTTCTGTTCAAGATAATTATCAAAGTCTGCCATAGAACCTGTATACCCAAGTCTACCTGCTATCTTTTGTAATCCTTGTGGCTTAAAGCCTCTAAACATTGCCATTATTTAGTTCCCATCAATATCTTGTCTAACTTATCTTCTAATCTTCTGATTGCATCCATCAACTCGTGCATATCATCCTTAACGTCATCCTTACGTGCATACTCTTCTCGTGTCTTGTTAAGGAGT